AATAAAAAAGCCCCAATTTATTTACCGCCGGGGCTGTAGCGGCTCATCACATCTAGCTGAGGAATTTGTCCAAAGTACTATCCACACTTGATTTGTTGTATTTTGAAGTCTCTCTTGAGGAGCTTTCGGAGGAGGAATCGGAGGATAGGAACTCATCCATCAAAGCTTGAATATCTTCGGAGGATAACTTTGTGAATTGAGCTTCTATATCAGGGACAGACTCTAGTAGTTCCTCACAAGATGCGATGGCATCATCACACAGAACGGAGGGGCGACGGCGAGGCTTTAATTGGGTCTTGGGGAAAGACCCGGGGGTTCCGGGAACATTGTAGTTAAGAACTAAATCAGTTCCGGTTTCGGGATCAGTAATGTCACCGTAATCGGCATCAAGTACATACCCTAGCAAAGTTTCGTATGCGGTTTTACCATAGGCCCAAACTTTAACTCCGCTGGTTTCTTGACCGCGAACTAAGATTGGTGAATAATAACGCTTACGAGCAAATAATTTCTTTGCTGCATTTTTGGATTGATCACTGTTATTATCAACTCCATCTCTCCAAAGTTGGGAGGCGAAATCACAAATGGGACAGTGTTCTCCATAATTTTTCTTTGGGCAAAGAATGCCCGGATTTTTTCCTACATTGTAGTGAAAGTGAAACTCCTTGAAGGGGTCTCCATCCGCTGTAGGAAGGATACGAATAGTTTGGTCGCCCTCAGAGGGTCTCCATTTTGTATCATTAGATTTTCCAGAAGTTCTATTCTGTGAGTTTGAGAGCTTTTGTCTCATTGCTTCAATATTAAGTGCCATTTTTTCTCCGTTTTTTAATGACGATGTTTTTTGTCTTCTCAGACTAAGGTAAGCAGAGTTTTAATCTTACTTCCAAGTTTAAAAAAAATGAGAATTTTTTTGGCCGGAAATTCTCGTAAAACCGGCTAACCACAGGAGGAACTAAAAGTTAAAAGTCGTGTTCTGCTCAGTTACTTGACCTTCAGCGGTCTTCCAATTGAATTGTCGGAATTGACGCTTCTCGGTGTCGTATACTACTTCACATTTTGTTTTATCTTGAAGTTCACTGATTGTATCAGCTTTCACCATGCTTGATGGTAGATCGCTCTGTCGAATGAACTTCATTGTTCGTTTTTGACCATTTAACTTTGTAAAAGTTCCGGTGTAGATTGTTACGTTCTTGCTCATATTACCTCCGTGTTTATAATGAGTTTTTTATTTTTTTAACTTTTTCAAGGGATGTAGTTAGTAACCGCAGTTAGTATTTTTGGGAGTTTTTTTTCTCATGTATATAATATAACATTTTTTGATGTGTTTGTCAAGTAAAAAGTGAAAGTTTTTTTCGGAAACTTTGCAAAAACCGCTTACTTAAATTTTAACTGAGACTGTCTGTACAGACTTTGACTCGTTGGTGGAACTCTTCCAGTTGTAAGAACGGAATCCTTCCTTATCGATGTCATAGACAACTTCAGAACCATGAAGGGATTGAAGTCTATCAATATGACTTTGTGCTGATTCTGTGATCATTCCATCCGGAAGATCTGTTAAACGGACAAAGCGCATTGTTCGTGCTTCGCCATTAATTTTAGTGAATGTACCTTTGTTCACCTGTGCTGTTATAGTTGTTGTATTACTCATGTTACCTCCGTGTTTATTATGAGTTTTTATTTTTTAAAGAGTTTTGTTCTCTCTTATAATATAACATGTTCTCAGAACTTGTCAAGTTATTTTTTAAACTTTTTCAAGGGATGTAGTTTGTAACCGCTTTGCAATTGTTTGGGAGTTTTGCGTCTCTTATGTATTGTATCATATTCTAATGTGTTTGTCAAGTAAAAAATAAAAGTTTTCTTAAGAATATTCACTACCCGGACAGACATCCATGTCCAAATCATATTCTTCTTGTAGGTCTAAATAGGCCATATATAACCGCAGAAATAAAGAATCCCCTAGACTTAGGCTTTGAAGCAATCTAAATTTTTGGACTGGATCTTGTGTTTCTTCGACTTTATGGATTGTCTCCGCTAGATGTGGTGGCAGAAGGATATGTATTCCGGTACCATGATTGTATACAAGGGCACCGTCCCTGCTGTTTAACCTTACTTGTGTGCCTCGATGATTTTCTTTAAAAGTAGCCACTTTTCCTCCGTTGTTTAAGTGTGTTTATAATATAACCGATTGGTTAAATTTGTCAAGTAAAAAATAAAAGTTTTTTGCGGAAACTTTCATAAACCGTTAGGGAGCCTTGTTTTGTAGCGCTCTCCACAATACTACAAGGTAAGGCAAACCCACTGTGTTGTTGCTAAACCACTCACGAAGTTGGCGCGTTTACAAGCAGCGAAGTAAGCGTATTATTCAACTGTCGATGCAGAATCTTCCTCTTCGACAGGAAGAGCAGAATCCTCAGATTTTTCTTCACAGGCCATGAAGGCTAATAATAAAATTGTAAACATTTTGTTCTCCTTTTTGAATACCCTTATAATATAACCGATTGGAAAAATTTGTCAAGTATTTTTTTTATTTTTTAATCCTTCCGGAACAAATGTCGCCAATACATTGCGATTATCAATCCAGTGATAAGTTTCACCATCATTAATTCTCGGTTTATTATAGCAGACACTTTCGTACGGAAAGCCATTGTCTTTTAACCACCTTTCAGTGGCCTCTGAATGTTCAGTTGTTCTGGCTGTGAAGAATGTAATTCTGTCTCCATTCTCATAGAGTTCTTTGACCTTTTCTAAGGCTCCGTCTAGTGGTTTTGCTGTTTCAAACAATTCCGGCGTTTCATTTGGAATGTCCTCGCAGATAGTTCCGTCAATATCAATTAGCCACAATGTGCTCATTTTTCCTCCGTTTGTTGTGATGTTTATAATATAACCGATTGGTTAAATTTGTCAAGTATTTTTTTTATTTTTCTCTCTCCAGTCGAGCAGGATTTTCATTTTCCCGTTCTCCTCCCATTCTCTTCTTTTATCAAGGATTTCAAAGAAAGACAATTCCTTTGTTATCTTTTTCCATTGTTTTTCTAAAACCTGTCCAAGATCTATTACATTGTCTTCCATATTTCCTCCCTGTCTTTTAAATACATCTATAATATAACCAATTGACTAAGTTTGTCAAGTTTTTTTAAAAATTAATTTAATTTCCATATTATCTTTATATGCTTGTATTATTTTGTCGTCCCCTTCCATAGTATAAAGAACCTTATCGCTCCACCTCTCAATGAAATCAAATAATTGCTTCTCCGTATCTAAAGAACCGTTAGACAAACTGTCTTGAGGAATCTCTTTGGGATCTACCAAAACATATCCGATGAGATTCCCATGAGTATCCCTGCGTTCTTTCATTTTTTTTCCTAAATGCTTAAACTTCTTCTCTTTCATGGTCTCTCCTATTTAAAAAATAAAGCCTTTGAGGGGATTCGAACTCCTGACATCCTGTTTACAAAACAGGTGCTCTAACCAACTGAGCTACAAAGGCGAAAATGGTGGAGATGATAGGGATCGAACCTACTACCTCCGCAGTGCAAGTGCGGCGCTCTCCCAATTGAGCTACATCCCCATAATGTTATTGTAAAAAATGTGTAAAGTGAATTGCATAATAAAACGATTGGTCATACTCTGATTTGAATACTGTAAATGAAGAAGTTATCTTCTCTTCAATATCATCAATTACTTTTTTCTTAAGAGTATTTAATAGTTCTTTATTTTCTTTCATTTCCACCTCACTTATAATATTAATATAGCATGACTCAGTAATATTGTCAAGCGAAAAATATAATTTTTCTTCGTTATTCTCTAGGTTTCCGTATTCAATTGTCATAATACGAGAAATCTCCCTTTGTGTATGGTGAGATCCGATGAAAGGTTTTTGTCCTCTGTGGTATATAACATTCTCCATTGCGTTGGCAATCGCTTCGTTTACTTTATCCCACATGTTGTCCATTGTTATTGTTGGAATCATATTGGAAATTTGTTCATTTGAAAAGAGCCACATGGAATTGAATAAGCCGGAGCGTGTATATTGTTGAAAAACATTATAAACGACTCTGTGCATTTTCTTTTGTTGAGGAGACAGCATTATCTCCTCCGGAACAACATAGACAACATTTATTTTTTTATCTTTTATTGTCTCCAA